AGCGGTGGAGAAATTTCTCAGCAGAATGTAGGAGGGCATCATGGGCCGCAGGAAAAACCTGAAGCAACGGCAAGCGAACGCTGCCGGACGGGCGCGCAACCGAGCGCGTGAGGCAGCAGCGCCGGCAGAGGATTCAGGTGGCGGCACCGATCCTGAGATGGAAAACGAATGTCCGAAGTGCGGTGCGCAGCCCGGCCATCCTTGCGTGACACCGAGCGGCAACCCGACCAGGACACACAAAGCTCGCGAGTGATAGTATTCGCGAGTGATCACAAACCATTGTTGGAGGGCCACAATGGACGAGCGATTGAAACCAGGGCAGCTACACGAGACGCCCGAAGAGGCTAATCCTCTCGACACCTATCCCGAATTCGCGGAGGAATCTCCCGACGTCGGGTTTAGGAAGGAAGGCAACTGGCCAAGTTATCCGCCTTACAACGATCTCGAGCAACCACCGTTCAAGACACGCGCAGCTGATGAAGGCTCATCCGCTACGCTACGCAGCGAACGGGAGGGCAAAGCGGAGAGCGGTGGCTACAGCGATCCTGGCTACGGCAAGGTTCGTGACCTGCCATCGCAGAAGTAATGCCTGACCGTAGGGCAGAACGCAGGGCAAACGCAGGCAGGCCTGACAAGCCTCCGAAGAAGCCGGAAGCGAAACCTCGGCCGCCGAAGAAGCCGCCGAAGAAGCCGCCGACGTACGGTGCCCCAATGGATACGCCAAAGCCCAAACCACCAGGTCGAGAGCGCCCAACGCCGGGTCCTGCCGACGCTGAGACTAGACGCCGCGAGATAGAACGTCGCGTTCAGGAGGGCAAAGAGGCCAGCGAACGAGCGCGCGCCGATCAGGCCAAACCAAGCACCGCACCAAAGCCTACGCCGGAGACTATCGGCGAGCCTGGTCGCTCCACGTACGATGTACTGAAAGAGCGAGGCAAGGACACGGATGAAGCCGTGGAGAGGGCGCAGGAAAAATAATGCCTTCTTCACGGTCAGCCAAAGAGATTTGCCGAGAGGATCCGAAGGGCATCGCCTGCAAGGTAGCAACGAAGCGCGAGGAGCGACGTAAGCGCCGTGAGGAGGAGTACGGCGAGACGCCAGCCCCGAAGCCACCGGCAAAGAAGCCACCGCCCAAGAAGGAACCAACCAAGCCAGCGACCGAGCGCCGCAAGTACCTCGAGGAGAAGATTCGCGAGGCCGAGGGCGGCAACTGAACGAAAGGCGAACGAGACGCGAACGAAACACGAACGGTCGTTCAATGAAAAGCCCAGAGCAATGGCAGGCCTGTCCCTGCGTACATGGGCCATGGTAACGCTGGCCATGGTCATCGTGTGGATAGCGCTGGGCTACGCTGTGCTGACATGAGCGGGAAGGCGCTGGTCATCGTCAAGGACGGTACGATCGTCGTGCGCAGTTCACCTGGTGTGGAGACGGCGCTGATCGTCGAAGGTGAGGACATTGACCTGCCAGATGACTGGGTTGATCTTCCCCATCGTGTCGTGCATTCCCTGGAAATCACCCTAAATCGTGCAAATCATGTGCAAAATCGGCCACCAGGGTGTCCTGAAACACAACCGGGCAGCCCCGGAAGCCTAGAACATCATCAGAACAGCCGGTCAAACCTGATGAAAGCGCCGTATTGCTATGACTGCAATGGCAATCACCCAGAAGGCCAGTGTCCTGGAGACGGCGATGTCTTCGCCAGGGAAGGCCGATCCTGATGCAATGGCTCCGGGTCGTCGTCGTGTACTACATCCTGGTCTACCTGCTACTGGGCCGCATAGCCGTTGATCTCTTCGACCTGATCACATGGCCTACGATGATCGGACTATTCTTTGGTTGTTGCATCGGTCATTACTTGGGTAAAATGGATTCAGGTGGGTTACCGATTGGTAGAAACAGGAGCCGAAGAGCGTGACGCAGGCTGCGAGACTACGATGGAGATACGGGGCAATGATCAGCATAGGGCTGAGCTACGACAACTGAGCAAGCTGCTCGGAGGGTACGCCATTGTCATCGATAACGAGATACCGCCAGACGAGATTCACATCATCCGCAAGACCAACGGCAGCGAGCCTGCCAAGGACATCATCCACCTCGAGGGCTTCAGCTTCGACGAGTGCGCGTGACTGGGTGCAGTCATGAGCGGCCGAGAGATTCTCGAGCCTGACGAGATACCAGAAGGCGGATACGACGCGATCCGTGAGTTCATGCGGTCGATTGCCAAGGAGCTTGCGCGCCGCGGGAACACGCAGCACGAGGTCAATCTCGTGTGCGAGACTCTGATGGCTCAGGTGCAGAACACCTTCGTGGACAACATGCACAAGTTCACCGACGAGGAGATCACGCAGATGTCTGCAAGCATGGCCCTGGTCGCTGCGCTGCTCCGCACCGTGACCAAGAACCCGATGTACGGAAGTGATGCGCTGACGCTGCAGATCGAAGCGAACTGCGAGGCTATCCTGGCCAGCGGCAAGGGCGTTAGGGTCAGGGTATGATCCATGTCAAGCACATCGCTGGGTCCGGTCGAGAACCCGACCGTAGAAGTAGAGGAGAAGAGACCAATGGCTGACGATTTAACGTGGGTCCGAGTAACGAATCGCCTACCGGCGTTCGGCCGGAAGGTAATGCTGACCAGAGACAAGGGCGGCGGTAATCTTGTCGTTGAGTCAGGATCGCGCAAATGCACTGATCAGCGTGGCGAGGTCTGGGATTCTGCAGATCGTGGCCAAGAACTGACTGATGTGACCGCCTGGGCACAGATGCCCAATCCGGCAGCGCCATGATCAGTTACGGAGACCGCAAGCAGCCAGTCAATTGGAGGCGATGGCTGAAGCTTGCATTCTTGGCGTGGGTCATCGTCGTCGTCATTGGCGTGGGCAAGTTCGCGCAAGCCGGCGAGGCTGTGCTGTCCTGGACGGCGCCAACGCAGAACACTGACGGCACACCGCTGACCGATCTGGCTGGCTTCAAGATTTACCTGGGCCAAGTGCAGGGCGGTCCATATCCTGTGAGCGTCGACATCGCTGACCCAACGGCGACGACCTTCACGGTTCCGGGGCTGACTGAAGGCGAGACGTATTTCTTTGTGTCGACGGCCTACAACAGCGCCGATCCAGTGCAGGAGAGCGACTGGTCCAACGAGGTCACCAAGCTCATACCGCCGCTAGTACCGATGCCGCCGACCATGCTGACGGTGCAGAACCTGACGGCGTTCGACATCGTGAAGCAGAAGGACAAGTACGTGCTGCTGGCAGTCGGCACCGTGCCGGCAGGTACGCAGTGTGATCCAAGCCAGACGGTGAACGGCCACTACGGTGTGCCGAGCGACCTGGTGCAGTGGTTTGGCAATGTGCAGCCGCCTGTGGTGGTGGCTGACTGCTCGTAAGAATGTGGGAGCGGATTCGAGAATGGCTGTGCCGATGGCTCGGCCTGTTCTGCAGGAAGGATCCGCTTGGGCCAGTAGAGAACGCGAGGGTTGTGTGGAGGTTAGGACTGATGGCGAGAACAGCGACAGCGAAATGGGAACTGCCGACTAAGCGGCAGAGTGGTCTGCCGGTCGATCCGGCGGAGGTTCAGGGGACAGAGATCGCGCTGGCGGTCCAAGGCGGCCCGTTCTCGGTTCTCGAGCCGATGGTGCCAGCCAGCACACTGGAGCTCGTGATTCCCGATCTGACGCCAGGTGACTACCTGTGCCGCTATGTGCCGATCGATATGGACGATGTCCGCGGTGCCTCGGATGAGGTTCCGTTCAATATCCCAGACGACACACCGCTCGCTGCAGTGGAGAATCCGACGGTAGAGATCAGCCCGTGAACTGGCTCTGGCTGACGCTCGGGGTGATCGTGTTCACCCTGGTGGTCGCAATCCCGTGGGTGAATGGCGTCCTGGATTTCATCATGGCGTATCGCTTCGCTCGGAATCACCACACTGATCGCACTGCGGCGCTGCTGAACTGGAATGCATTCAAGTGGTCGTGGCTGCATCAACTGGACGCCATGGTCGAGGCGATGCCGTTCCTGCGCAAGGACCTGACCGAGACGTTCGGCATTCGCCCGGACGATGGGAGGACGACATGATGGAGTGGATTCTGGAGCACATGGGTACGCAAGAGGTTGGCTGGGTGCTGATCATCGCGCAATTCTTTGCGGTCGAGTTCAAGGCGCTGTTCAATAAAACGAAGGGCGACACCTGGAGCGAGGTCGTGCGGTTTATATTCGGCTTCTCGAAGCGAGCGCAGGCACAGGGCTGGGGTATGCGAGCCAGACGGGGATCGTTCTGGGCGCTTGCAGCCTGGTTCACTGGGCACATAGCATTCGGGTGGTAGATTCGGGCGAGGGCGCACGGAGATCGATCGGGGGCGGGGGCAGCCCTGATCGTGTTTAGCAATGGCGATCACACAGGCGCAGCAGCAGGCAACCTTCACAGAGATGGAGGCCGAATGGCTGCGCCGTGATCTCCGGCGCTATGTCCCTCGAGTCTGGCCACTGGTCGAAGCTCGGGACTTCAAACCGAACTGGCACCTGGACGCGATCTGCGATCACCTGGCGTACGTCACGCTGGGTGACATCCGCAACCTGATCATCAATGTCCCGCCGCGGCAGACCAAGTCGCTGACGGTCTCGGTCATCTGGCCAACCTGGTGGTGGGCCGATGAACCCGAGGTCCAGTTCATGTACGCGAGCTACTCGCATGACCTGGCGCTGCGTGATGCGGTCAAGGCTCGAGACATCGTCCAGTCAGGCTGGTACCAGGAGCGCTACGGCGGCAAGTTCTATCTGGATCCGGGTCAGAACCAGAAGGCGCGGTACGTTAACGACAAGCACGGCTACCGCATCTCGACCTCGGTAGGCGGCAAGACCACCGGGGAGGGCGGCGATGTCCTGGTGATCGATGACCCGCACAACATGATGGATGTGCATTCCGATCAGAAGCGCCACTCCACCCTGTCCTGGTACGACAATAGCTGGCGATCCCGCCTAAATGACCCAACCACAGGCCAGAAGGTCATCATCTGCCAGCGATCGCACGACATGGACCTGGTCGGCCACATCCTGGACGGCGAGGCCGGGCGCTGGGTCACGCTGATGCTGCCCAATGAGTACGACCCTAAGCGCCACTGCCGGACGTTCGTCAATCCGAAGGGTCGCGATCTTGACTACAAGCAGATGGTCGAGGACGACAAAGAACCGCTCTACCAGGACCAGCGCACGGTACCCAAGGACCTGCTGAATCCCCAGCGCTTTGGCGACGAGGAGACCAAGACCGAGAAGAGCGGCATGGGTACCGTCGACTACGAGGCCCAGTACAACCAGGACCCGGAAGCCGGCGGCGGTCTGATCCTGAAGCGCAAGTGGTGGCGGCAGTGGTCCTATCCGCCTGACCATCCAAAGCAAGGCGAGCAGATGCCGTATCCCGAATGGGAGCAGATCATCACGGTCTACGACACGGCGTTCAAGAAAGGGCAGGAGAACGATTACTCAGCGCGCACCAGCTGGGGTCTCTTCTGGCATTCGATCACCGGCCGCCCGGAAGACAACTGCCTGAACGCCATGCTCCTCGAGCGAATGAACGAGCGCATGGAGTTCGGCGAGCTCAGGGAAGCAGCGATCCGCCACGAAAAGGGCTGGGGTCCAGACCACACGCTGATCGAGGACAAGGCATCTGGCATCAGCCTGATCCAGGAATTCGAAGCTGGCGGCATTCCAGTCTGGAAAGTGAAGGCCGGCCCTGAGGATTTGGCATATCGGGCGCACATGGTCTCCGGCATGCTGCGCGCTGGGCGAATCTTCTACGTCCCTCGAGACTGGGCGTACGATGTGATCAGCCAGTGCGCCAAGTTCCCGCAGGTCGAGCATGACGACCTGGTGGCCACCTGCGTGATCTGCTGGGCATTCATGCGGCGCATGGGCGACATCGAGCTACCTGACGACGAGAAGGACAACGAGCTCAGCCTGTGGACTAGGCCGAAGCCGAAGTCGCCGTATGGCTGATTCTCTGGTGCTTGATGTGCCGACAATCGGCGAGCGGACGTTCGTGAGATCGCGAGGAGGTAAGAACGCCTATTCGAGATTGCGTCAGCAGTTCGGATTAGAAATGGTTCTGATCAAGGCTGAGGACTTCGAGGCTGGCTGGTCTACGGCACCGGGCTACGTCGCAGCAGACCTGTCGATGCACAAACTGGACAAGCGATTCGAACGCTTTGAGAAATTCCTTGCCGAGAATGAAGTCATCGAGATGGCCAACGTACACATCACTGCAGGTGGACGTATCAATATCAGGGACGGCAAGCACAGGACTCGAGTGCTGCTGAACCTGGGCATGGAGGCCATACCCGTGACCATGCCGGCGGCATCTGTGGATCTACTTGAGCGGTGCTATACTGACCTGGCCCAAGCGAAGCAGGTGGCTGGAGCCTAGAACACGCATAATCTCCAATCACTGTGGCACCAGGCGGCGCCGGATCCCGCAAGTCCTCCGGCGCCGTTTTTCAACAATCACGCCGAAGCGGTCTGATGGTACGAAACATCGAACGAACACTGCCTACTGATAGAACTGGCCACATCGATCAATGGTGGATAGGCCACACCAGGAACGACATGATCGTGCAGCTTGAGGTTCTCAAAGGCACCATGTCCAAGGCCAACAACCTGGAGCGTCACTT